GCTTAATACTGTATTGCCCCTAGTGTCTAGCCAAACGCTCATGCTGTATACGGCGCAATGTTAGGCGCAAAATAAATTGGAGACTTGTCTCTTTCTTCTTGTTCTGCCATAGCCCAGTACTTATCGGCTTGCTGTTCGCAATACGTAATTCGATTTGGGTCGACGCCTGGAAGTTCCATGGCCATTTGGTGCGATAACATATTCTGAATGGCCAGATACCATCGCTGCGGTATTTCTATTGAGCCTGATAAGGTTCCTACATCCTGAATCTGCCGATGACACCACGCCACAATCTGAGGCTGTATGGTATTAGGCGTAGGCCACAGATACATAGACGGTTGCGGTATAGTTCTATCAAACCAGTACTGCAACGGGCGATTATTAGTAAAGTTTTTGTTAGGCAGGTTAGTGTAATCATCACGATTTAATCGTGCCAAAGGTATTTCCATCGGCGCAGTACCAAACGCCACTTGATAAAAACCCATATTTGGGCCACTGGTTTGCAAAATACGCCAGTAAGTAGCCGTTGCTGATGGGTCTAAATCATAATAAATCCATTGATTCGTTACCCAACTGACCGCTCCAGGCGAATAAATTGTAACCCAAGTTATGCCATCGTAAGAATATTGTAATTGAACAGTGACTGTGCCGGTTATTGCAGGTAATATACCTATGGTGGCAATATAAACAGGCCCACTAGTGCCGTTGCTAACGCCAATGTTGCCGGTATTAGTAGTTAATTGACAGATATTTTGCCCTACACCATCAAAAGCGTTGGCCGTAACGCCTGAAGAACTGGATATTACCGTGTTGATGTAAGTAACGGTGCGATAGTTTGAGTTAAGCACGTCAATTGTGCCTACCGGTAGAGTATAAATATATTTATCAGGCAGCATTCCGACAACATTTTTTACAATGCACCAGTATTGTATGCCCATATTAGCTAGATTGGACAATAGGTAGTAAAGACTTTGTTTAGCAGCCTGTACTTGCTCTACGGTCAGTTCTTCAGCTAATTTGCCTGCTCGGCGTGCGCCACTATCAATCAGTTGTTGAACGGTAATAACGGTTTGGCCAACGGTGCCTGAAGTGCTCATTTACCAACCTTTTATGTCATGTTTTTTGACTTTTCCACCGTCGGCGCAGTGCCATCGACGCAGTGACGCTGCTTTTCGAGTTGGTCTTCCTTTTTCATCTTTCATAGGCCCAGCCATTCCACTCATTCGAGCGCAAAAAGAATCATGTCTTGATCCATGGGCTTGTGGTGCTTGAAGATGACTACCTGTAGCTCTATTAAACTTATCGCGGCCTTTTTGTGTTAAACCTGCGCCTCGACTTGTGGGTAACTTTTCACCGCGACTTACAGACAATCTTGGGCCACCACCTTTTGACATTTTAGCTGTTTTTGCAGCAGCTTTAAAATCTGCAGCTGTGGGTGCACCTTTACTATTTGGCTTACGCATACGCTCTTTAGAACCATGCGCTATTCTTTCTTGCTTAGCATGTATATTATCATACAACCCGCCTTTGCTAAACTTTTTATTTTTGTCAGCGTTTGCAAACTCTTTGCCTACTTTTTGAGAGACGCCTCCAAAACCACCTTTGGTATGCGCGGCGGCTTCCATTAAACGATGCTGCGCAGGTGATTTGCTTGGCATGATTAGCTTGTTGGGTTAACGTAATGTTTCTGCATTTCTAAAATCACGGTATACGCATCTCCAGCGCCGCCGTCTAGAGTAGTAAAAGTAATTACACCGTCTTTGCCTGTTCCTGCGTTGTTCCATAGCCCACCAAAATTTGAATAGTCTTGAGTGTAACTATTGTTTGGCGGTATGGTTTCAATAACTACGGGAGTGCTTGCTTTCCAATTCATCTGGACTTCTAAGCCATGTGTCAACGCAGTTACTTTTAAAATAGTCACAGCGTCGCAAGCGCCACCTGCATTTGATGGTAAAAGCGCCGACGGAGTTACTTTTGCAACAGCCGACTCATTTTCAGTCGTGCTAAATGATGCATTAAATTTCATAATAGCGATTCTTTCGCCATCAAATAATGTTTGTGATGTAGCAGTAATAGTCATACTTTTCTCCAATTAAAAGCTGGGGCCGAAGCCCCTAGGCTTTTAGTAGTTACACTTACCACCTTTTTGCATACAGGTAGAAATTTTAGTAGTATGTGCTTTTCCACCATTTTTCATTGGGTGGGCAGCCATTTTTTCATGACCATGACCATCTTGCATTTCATGCTGGCGCTTATGACCATTGTCTTTATGGCCATACGTTGTAGGATGCGATACATGGCCACCATTTTTATAACCAGCGGGTGCTTGGCTGATGCCTTTAGTACCTAACTTTTTAGTAGGCATCTTTTTACCATCTTTCATATCATCAAGATAGCGATTTGCTACACCCTCAGACACAGTACCGCCTTTTGCATAATGATGTTTTTTGCTACGCCCACCATGCTTATAGCCAGCACCCTCAATGCCACCAGTCTTAGTACTAAGAGACTTGACTTGTTTAGCCTCATGAACTTTGTCTTGCACATCAATCTTAGGACGCATAGTACCCCCTTTACTCATGCCACCATGTTTGTAACCTGCACCTTCAATTCCACCGGTAGTGCCTTTACCATGCGCACGACCTTCAGACAGCAAGCCACCTGGAGTTGGGCGATACATGCCGCCTTTTTTCAAACCATGATGCGCTTTACCAGCTTTTTCACTTTCATGATGTTTAAGCTCTTTTTCAATTTTACGCATTTCATGCATTTCAGCTTTATGCGTAGCGGCACTTTCAACTTCACCGCCTTTTTTACGCATTAACGCTGCAGGAGGCATAGCAACGGAAGGCGCAACACCTGCACGCATTCCTGGGCGCACCATTGGACGAGCTAAAGGCGAACGCATCATGGGGTTACCACCCATAGCCATGTTCTTCTTATGCGCTTTACCACCGCGCTTCATGCCCTCATGACTAAGATCATCAACCGAAGGCTCAGTGGTTGCTTCTTTTGGTTCACGTTTAAATTTACCCATGTCTGTCTCCTAGTTAGGCTTGCGTTACGCCAAGGGCGCCAAGGCGAATTGAGTTTGGGCCGACAGCTAATGCAGGAACAGCAAGTGTCATTACCAAACGTTTTTGCCCATCAGTTGCGCTAGAAGGCACATAAGTACCACGTACATCACCAGTCGTTGTTGTTGCGGGGTTAGTCATTACAGCGGCAACAAAGGTTCCTGCATCACGAGCTAAAGTACTATTCCATCCAGACGACGCAATGTAAGCCGCATCAATCACGCGAACTGGCAGGCCAATGATGTCAGTCGTGCCGACTGCAACCGTAACTACCGGACTGCCAGAAATTGTGATACCACTGATTTGAAAGAATGCTTTCTTGCCGTTAACAGTCGTCGAGGCAACAGCACCAGTTGCAATCACTTCGCTCATAGCTTGACCATAGTAGTCGTAGCCAGAAATGGTAACGTTGCGAGTGGTTGGTGAGCCTGCACCAGTAGTTGTTGCAACAGCACGAGGGCAATCAAGTTGCACAACCGTAACACCATCAGAACGTACAATTGATCTAGTTCCGGCACCTGCAGTCAAAGTGACAGTAGCTGTGTAAACGCTTGCTGTAGCAATGTTGGTTGTTGATTTAGTTTCAGGAATAACATCAAATACATAAACTCGACCCAGTGGCCCAACACCTAAGTCCATATTGGATGGGTCGCTAATTGCTGCATTTCCAGACAAATACATAGTAGTACTAGAAGCTGTGGATGAAGCACTTACTGTATAAGTACCTGTCCCGCCGGTTCCAGTAACAAAAGCGGTAATATACGAACCTGCCGTAACGCTTGAGCCAGTAACAAATTGACCGATTTGAATTGGGTCACCTGAGAGCAAAGCAGTAACAGTAAGAGTCGTTGTGGCTATTGAGCCAGTAAAAGTTGCACTAACGGGGTTGTTACCAACTCCCATGTACGTCTGGCAAGTGCCCAGATACAGGTCATCGCTAAATTGGGGCATTGTCTTTCTCCTTGAAAAGTTTAGACAAAGTTATACGGGGGATTAAGGCTCCCCCGTTTAGCCTTCGGCGATTAAACGCCTGGAGTGCCGTACATCGCGCGAGGATCAGTCCAGTTAGGAATATAACGCTCGGTGGCTTTATAGCGCATCGAGTCAGTCTCAAAATCTCCTTCCATGGTTTTTTCCAAAGCACGACGCATCATCAACTTCATACCTTCAGGTGCATCGGTCTGTACCCACCAGTTAGTGGCAGAAGTCAAACGGCTGATTACTGAAGCGCCTTCGGGCATTAAACCAATAGATTTGATCGGGTTAATGTCATTGTTGGCGGTACCAGTACGCAACACTGACTTCAACAACACTTCGGCTTGAAACACGTTTCCGGGAGCAACAACCAATTTCAGAGGTTGCAAACGGATTTTTTTGCCGTTGTTGTCCACAGCTTGGCGAACTTGAATTAACATCTGCTCAAGAGAGGTCTGGGACAAGTTAGCAGAAGTACTTAACTGGTTGCTAAATGAACCGTTCACAATCGGATGCGCAGTATTAATCAAAGACACGCCATCACCGCCGGTATACGAGCTATTAAAAGCACGATTCAGGATGTTAGCGCATAACAGTTCCTTGGTTTCCACCAAAGACTGAGCCAGATGTTTTGCATATACTTGACCAATACGAATATGATCACCGTCTTCAACCAAAACTTTGGTCAAAGCAAAGGCTAAACCATACACGTTATAGACATAGCGTTGCAAGAACAATACGCCACCTTGTTGATACGTAACGGGAGACCCGTCAGGTAACTGAGGTGCCGCGCCAAAACCGTAAAGAACCGGTTCTTCATGGTAGTTCCGTGGAATACCTTGTTGCTCACGGAAAACCGTTTCCCACTCATTGGAACGTTGATCATAAACTCCGTCAAATGCTTCGTTGAGAATAGGCTCAACAATTGACCGGAAGTCCGTACTTCTCATCGGGGCTGCCATAGTCTATTCTCCTTTAGATTGCGTTAACGGTAGCTACAAACTGAGGTTTGCTGATTTGCACACGAACTACCGTGTACGCATCACCCCAAGCATTGTCAGCATATGGTGCAATATCAACAATACGGAACTGACCAGCTGATGCTGAACCTACCAAAGAGGCAGATAAAGTCATTTGGGAAAGACCGGTGGTTGTTGAACCCGCCGTAAAGTTAGAAAGATTGGCTTCATTACCGACTGCCGTTTGCGCAATTGCGCCATCAGCCTGAATTTCATAAACGATTTGCTGATCGTTATAGAAATAAGCAATACAAGATCCAGCAATATAGCTGGTGCTTGCAGGCCAATAGTTAGATACGCGACGACGACCCGTAGTGTCAGTCCATTCGACGCCTTGAAACGAACCAGATACAAGACCTGAGTTCGTAGTGGTGTCTAGGACTGGCAAAATGACGCCAGCATTAGGACTATATTGCACGGCTTGTCCCTTAAGGATGTTGCCGCTATAACCGGAAGTAATACCGTTGGCTAGCGCTTGAGCACGTTCCAACCCAGTGGGGAAGAAAGCTGGGCGCAAACCAAACGGAGCATTAGTTGCAGACATGTTTAACTCCTATATTTAAAATCACGCAAAAGTGGGTGATTCTTTAGTTTGGTCAAAGTTCATGCCGTTACCTTCTAATTTAATAAGTGAATTCCCTTGGCTATCACGCGCACTGTTTAGCAACTGTTCTTGCTGAACTTTAATCTTCTCTTGTTCGTCTAACGGGGCGTAATGATGCATTTCTGCCATTACATCCTGATAAACGTCCATCGGAAGCTTATAGAGCAGCATTTCATTGCATGCAACAAAGCCTTCATGCTCACCGGATTTAATTCTCAAATGTTCAAAGCCAGGAATTTCTTCGGCTTTTACTTGAATATACCCCATGCGCAAGCGTTTATGTATCGGGTCATACTGATTAGTAGAAGACAGCCAGCATAAATGAAAGCCCGGAATCTCAGGCGGGGTCGGAAGTGCTTCTTGCATCCACTCCGAACGGAACATTCTACGACGTTCCTCAGATGAAACAAAACTTTCTTCGGGGGCGCGACGTTTATGGTCATCAATTGCACGACTTTCACGCCCTGAAGTAACATTCTTTTTTAAACGATCGTCCATAATTAGCTCCTAGGTTTGTTTTGACGGTCCCACTCGGCATATTTGCGAATTGCATCTTGCCGCTTTTGTGTATTTTCCCACAGTCCGGCTTCTTTTATAGCGGCAACACGGGCAGGAGAAAGTCGAAACTCATTCCCTTTTGTTGATGCCGTATATTCTCTATCCGAACTTGTCATAACAGACCTAGGTCTCCTATTATTTTGGTCATTATATACACGATTTTGCGAGGGTGTTATATATTTTTTCAAACGATCGGATAATTCATCCCAGTAATCAATATTGGACGGGTCAAACCCTTCTTCGGTTAATTTTTTGTCCACAATTTGTGCTATTTGGGATTCTTCATTTTTGCCATGCGGATCATACCAAGAATTTTGCTCCATCCACTCTGACGCTAACCGCTGAACTTCAGGCGCAGGCACTTGAATATTCTGATGCGGTTGCGACATCTGTTTAGTGGCTTGTTGCTTTAAATTCTTTAGCGCTTCCACTTTGCGACGGGCTTCATACAACATTTCTTCAGATCGAGTTACGCCGTCACCGTCTTGTGAAGCAACGGCTTCTCGCATCTTCATTTTGGCATATTCTAACTGTACGCCAGCATCATCAATAGCTTTATCGACTCTTGCCAGTTCGGCACCTGAAGTCTTTTGCTCAACTTTAGCCAATCTTTCAGCTAAATCTTGATTTTGCTTCTTTAAAGCGCTGATTAAGTGGTTAGATTCACGTGCTTTTTCACGGTGCATCTGCTTTTTGAGCTTTCGTTCTTCTCTACGTGCTGCTCGTATGGCTACTCTATCAGGATCATTGTCTAAGCCATCATTATTGTCATTTTGTGATGGGGTATCCCCTTCATTATGCGCATCGGAAGCATCAGAGTGCCCTTCTTGCGGTTCTATTACGTCAGGTGTAGGTACATCTGGGGGTAAAACAACAGTTGCGCCACCATCTTGCGCTTCTGTAACCTGCATCTCCATCTTATCTGTAGGCGTCATATCAGTTTCCTTTCAAAACTTAGATAAATGCGCGAATACTGCGCGGATCACCGGTTACTTTTCCAATCAGTTCGTGGTCATTAAAGAAAGTAAATAACGCTTGGCCCTTAATGCCACTTGCGTCTGTAAATTCTACTTCCCAACGATCACCGCCCCATTTAGGAAAGCGTACAAAATCACCAACTTGAGCCCAGGAACCTTCTGGCCACGGTTCCATCGTATCACGCTTTTTAAATGCAAGCGGCCCAATGGCAATTACTTTACCGATCATGGTATTCCACTTCTCGGTTTCTTTTGTTTCTGAAGGCAGATGAATCCCAGCAGAAGTTACACGCTCTTTTACAGCGCGCACTTGCACTAAAACTCTACCACCATAAGGCGCCATCATTGGGTCTACTGCAGGAAACGCTTCATCAAGCGTCTGTTCTGTAACATCATTCGACATTTCTTTCCTCGTTTAGTAAGTTATCAATAAATTGCAAACATTCTTGCAATCCCACATGCTGGCCAACCAAGCGTTGATAGCTCTCGAAATTTACACAATTCCCATTTGCCATCCCAGTAACAATTTCTTGTTGCCGGCGTTTGATCAGCGTAATGAGGGCGCTAATTTCCATTAACGTCCTCGCCCAGCACCTCTTTTGACTGGCATCGCCATAATAACGGTTAGACCTACACCGTGTTTTTTAGCGCCACCACCCTTTTTCATTGTTGCAATAGCATGGGGTACAGGTTTTTCAATCTTAGGCTTAACACCTTTAGCCGGAAGATTAGTTACACCACGTTCAGGATACGCACCTACCGCGCCACCCTTTGCAAACTTTGCTACCTTGCCGCCTTTCTTAAGATGCGTTGCTTCATCCGGGCCATACATTGCCATGCGTTTATGCATATTAATGGCTTCTGACATTTTTATCTCCTAAATTTGTTTGAATACGACCGTGAGCTTCCATAACAGTTTTCAGTTGCTCATGCTGTAACTGTGCTGCGTCTTTACTAAGCTCAGCTGACTTGATGCGCTCAGTGGTAAGATTGTTTTGCGAGTTAAGGATAACGTCAGTTTGTAATTTTTGTGACGCATCTGTTTGCGCTTGTTGTAGCTTTTGCGCATTTAACTGTAGATCAGCTTGATCTTTTTGAGCTTTGCGCTGAGTTTCAGCCATGGAAGTTTGCATAAGAGCCTGAACTTGAGCAGTAATGTTAGGATCAACAGGTATTTGCCCTTGCTGTTGTTGCTGTTGCAATTGCTGAAGCATTTGATGCATTTGCCCCATTGTTTGCCCTATGGCGCTTAATTGCTCTTTGCCGTCTTGATGCACATGCTGCACTGCAGCGGCTAATAACTTTTGCGCTTCTATTATTGTGGGTTGCACCTTTAACACGTCATACGGTTTACCCAGCGCCGCACTGGTGTACCCATCGGCCATTGATAAGTACCAAAGCGTTAAATGCTGTTTCAAATGCTCAATGCAAGCCGGTACAAACTTAGGCATAATGGCAGGATTAGCCCCAAATAACGGGTCTTTAGCATAAAGCATATGCGTCATAAAATGTGACATATGGTCTTGCGCAGGGTACGCGCTGATAGGGTCACCCATGGTCATAGCTACGTTCTCAAGCGCAGGATTCATGTCTTGAGTTTCTTGCGGATCAGGTAGCAATGAACTAATATCAGGCAACTTGATTTGTTTAAGGATCCGTTTCTCAACCTCAAGGCGGTTGTATAAATCAGGGTTAGCTTGCGCACGAGCTGCTAGCGTTTGAATCTGCGCGTAGCGCTGTGACTCAGCAAAAATGTGCGGGTCACTAACGGGGATGACATCAGAGTTGGACTCAAAATCTGCCGCCGTAACATGCAAATCTTCAATGACGTCGTTCTTGTATTGCTCGTCTAAATACCAACGGTTCAAACGTGCTAGAACTTTAAACACTCGATGCTGGGAGGCGTGCATACGAGCATGAATAGAACTAAACACCGCTGCGCCTTGCTCAATCAATGCTTGCGTTGTGCCTACTGGAGCCTGACTACTTACATCTGCAATCTTCTCTTCTGACGTAGTAACCACGCCTTTGGCAGCAGCAGTCAACCAGCCTAAAAGCTCGAATAGTACTGGCGAAGGCGGGTTAAAAGGCACAGGCATTGCAATCTTGCGTATATCATCAACACCTGGCGCGCCTTCAATCTCAGATACCTGCGTAGGCTCAATGCTAGTTGATTGCCCTGATATTTTGCCGCCTTTCAACTTCAACATCGTTGGCGCGGTGTTTATGTGAGCAGAATCCAGCAAAGCACGCAAAGCGCCAGTAAGAGCAGCAGATAACCCACCAATAAGATGAGGCAAACCAATTGCGTAAGCACCGCGCCAAGGAATGAACTTAAACTCAATGATGTGATCCAGTCTCGTAAACCGTTCATCCCCGTCCTCCCAATTCCGGTATAGCCCAATAACACCGCGCTCATTCTCGTCAAGCATTAAGATATAAGGCGCACGTTGGCCGCCAGTAATCTTGTCATCATCTCGCTCAAGCCATGTTTGAATATGAAATACACGCCGCACACCATCTACGTTGTCATGCTTACGATTGCGGCCTTCAATCTTGTCGTTAGCTTTTTGCGCTTTGCTTTCATTGGGCTCCATCGGAGCGCGATAAACGTCAAGATCGGCATACAACCCGTCTTGAACTCGTATGTCATATTGTTCTTGCGTTATGTCTTGAACTTCCGTCATACGCGCAGCGGTATAAAAGTTACCCGCGGCAAACGGTAAATAAATATTGTCAATAGGCACGAACTCAGCGCAAGGTCTACGTTTTTGGTGGTCATACCAGATTTTAAAATACTGGCTACCACCTAGCGGCAATTGCGTAAACATCTGCTCTTGTTCGTCACGATACTCTTCAATCTGTTCCGTGATTTGCCAGTTCATGTAGTCGCGTTTGCGATCTGCTTTCTTAGTTTTTTCTTCCGTAACGTCGCCAATAATTTTAGACCGCACTGGGCCATCAGGCGGAAAGAGCTCTTTAATAGCACGGGCTGCAAAGTCAACGCAGGCTTCCGCCATGACTGGATGAACCACCTTTGAGGCACCTTGAAACTGTGCACCTCCGGGCGCGTCTTGACCTAACCCAGTCCGGCGTATCCCGTCTTCGTATTGTTTATCCCTGTCTTCTCGAGCTTGTTTGTCTTTCTCAATAAGCTCGAGGTACTTTAATGCGAGGCTTGAAAGGTCCCATGCATCAAACTTGTCGGCTAAGTTTTCATAGAAGTTTGGATTGTCGTCTGGGCCTTTCAAGTCTTTCATTCTGACTATAGCTGAGCCATCGGGCAACTCTTCAACCTCAGGTGCCTCCTGCTCAAATAGCTCATAGACAGAGTCGTGTGCTTCTGGTGAATTGGCAATACCGTCAATATGACGATCGTAATCTTGTGGAATGGGCATTTCTAAAGCCATTATCTACCCCTTGTTAGCGCTAAGCGCATTTCATCAATGTTAACATTACCGCCATCTTGCATATGAACCACGCCGCCTGTTTTATAACCGGGTAACTTTTGTCCGGGACCGGCAAGAATATGTTCTTTAGCTTTTGTTGAAATATCCACTTTATTAAAGTTATGCATGCCAGTTGCAGGGTCAATTACTTTAGTAATTGTTATACCCGGGATTTTTTTAAGTGTGTTAAGCCCTTCTTTAACAATTGCTTGGTTATAAACTGCTGTGTAATCTTCTGCAGAAGTATGTCTAACTTTTGCAATTGTTCTTGCAGTTGGAAAGTAAATAGTTTTGGCATCATTTTCCAATGCATGCTGTACGGCAGCTTTAACCAATGTGCCATGTACTTGATGCTTATGCCCAACTTGCGGTAAATACGTAGACTTACCTTCTGGAGTAGGCATCCCTTTTTGCGAATCTGCTTGTATTTCTTCAATAACCATAGCGCCAGGGTCGTTAATATACGCATTGTCAATTGTAAGAGGCGTGCCTTTTCCTGTTTGCGTTTTAGATAAAAATGAGCCACGCACATGCCCAATTAAATTATCATGCTCAGAATAATGCCTAGTATTTTCTAATTGACTAGGGTGCGTAACGCCAAACTCAAAATACCCGCGATCGGAATCTAAAAGTCTTTGCGAATTTTTGTATCTGTAATTGCCTAACCCTGCCTCGCCGTTTTCAGCATACGCGTAATCATGCGCTACTTCATTTACTAATTCATGCCTTGCATCTGCTATTGCATCTTGCAAATCAAAACGATTCAAGCCACGAGCTTCTAACCACGTGTGAAAATCATTCGGCAGTTCGTCTGCGGGCACGCCGGCTATATAGTCACCTACAGCGTTGAGCAAATTGTTAGGCACGCCTATACGTCGATACACGACATGTGGGGATACATCGCGTTCTGCATCTATATAGTATATTGGGTCTAACTCAGTTTTAAGCAAGTCTACTTTAGAGTATTCACTAGGCAGAATATGCGATTCAAATTCAGATTTACTTAACGTTGTTGCAGGGTCAAACGCACTTATTTGTGGCAATCCTGTGTTTAGCCCTTCTTGCGTAACGCCAGGCGTTTTCTTAGCTTGCATCATAAAATCTTGTATACGTTGTTTTTCAGGGCCTTTAAGCGCTTCTGCAGAAATTGCAGGCTGAAAATTAAGATTACCTTTAGGCGGTACAACATAGCTAGGGCCTAAACCTTGCGCTTCAAGTATGTTATGTACAGCTTTTCCTGCATGCGGTGCAGCTTTAGCTGCGCCATACTGCAACTCAGCTTTCATCTGCGCTATCGATGGCGCAGCATGTAACTCAGGCATTACAGGCGGTATGTTGCTTAAAACTTCGGATGCTTTGTTATAGTACTCTTGGCCCGTTGGCGTACTAGGCGCTGAGCCATATTGTTGCATAAAGTCGCCCATATGCGTGTCTAGCGACGTTGCAGGATAGGGCGTACGACCTGCTGCGTAGTCGTTAATGCTCTTACCTAGAGCACCAAATGCGCCTGGAACCGCTATTGCAGTATTGTAAAGCATGTTGCCTGCAGCTTCAGTTGCGCCATACGCTTTACCTAAGTCAGGAAACGCCGGTTTAACTAATGGAAACTGCGCTGATAACGCTTGTGTGCCTTCTTTGGCTCGCTGCAACTCTGCTCGCATCTGCTCAATAGTGGCTTGTGGCGTAGGCTCCGTAGCGATAGGCTGCGCATTAGCCGGTGCAGAAGGCATATACTGGTTAAGATCAAAGCCGTTTGGTATGGCTCTACCACCTTCTTGCATGCGCACGACACCGCCGTCTTTCATGCGCACGACACCGCCGTCTTTCATGCCTTCATCAGGCACATACCTTCGAATGAGGGCTTCAATCTCGTCTTGCGTAGCGTAAGCAGGGGGCGTTCCCCCTCCCAGTCTGATTGCCGTAGCCAAATCGCCTCTTGGGTCAAGCGCGTTGCCTGTCGGTGTATTCTTAAGTAACTTTAACGACTCCAATTCTTGATTAGTTATATATTCGCTAGGGCCAACGGAATCTAACTGCTCAGGTGTGAATTCGTCAATAAAATCACTTTTTCTACGCAGCCCTGTGTTCTTAAGATCGCCAACCTCACTCCACGGCTGTGATTTAACGAAGTCTTGCACATACGGCAGATACTTATCAACCGGTGCTCTGTTCTGTTTGCCTTTTATTTGGGTAATTTTTGCAGGTAACTTCCCAACAACTTCATTTGCCGCCCTTTGAAATGCTTCCATTTTATTCATATTTGGTTCAGTACCATGCAACTCCTTGGCGCGAGTCAAAAGTAATTGATGTTGTTCTGGAGTTAGTCTAGGAAATCCTTCATCAAAATTTATGTTGTATTCAAAAGTTTCTGGAAAATCATTCGATGATCCTTTTTTAATACTATAACCAATTGGATGGTCGCCGCCACGTCCAACTTCAACCGTTGCGTGCGATTCGCCTGTCTTTTTGTTCTTTAGTGTAAGTATGCGGCTTCGACCTTCCACAACGTCAGGGCAATAGCCCCCAACGCAATGTTGCATTGTCTCACCTTCGTATTTCAGAGCGTCTTCAAGAATTGTATTGTCTCTCTTTGAAGCCTCGATAAGCGCTTTTTCAGTCGTTACGCCGCCGGCAATATACTCCTCGTACCAGCTACGCTGTTCAGGTGATAGCTCATCAACAGTAGTCTTAGGTGGGGGCTGTTTAAATTCATACCATGCATACGGCTGATCCGGGTAGTCCTTGTGCATAACAACGGCAGGATTAAGGGCACGATTTTTGTTGAGTTCAACCTTTTGTGCGGCTCTCCACGCATTGATTTTACCAACATGCGCTATGGCATCATCAACGGTTTTAGGCATCTTATTCGGTGAAAGCAATAGCTCAGGTGGAAGACCTGAGTTCGGATCTAGCGAGTTCCTTAACTCATCGGTAAGATGCCCAAACTGCAAATCGTCGTTTAATATACTGTTCGTACTGTACACAGGCGTCTCAGGCGCAACTTTTTTAAGCCATGGATTTTCGACTTGTGAACCTGTTTCTTCAATCTTTGGTGGATATTTACGTAACTTTTCAGCTACACCAGGCTCAAATTCACCTAGCTTATTTAGCCGGTCAAGATATGCCTGCGCTTCTTCTCGTGTTTTATAGCGAGCGTTAAATGCCCCAGTTACAAGGAACGGTCTTTCCTCTATCAGTTCTCCTGCCTTGTTTTCACTGATTCGTATATCACTTGCGCCTTCCCAGTGCTTAGACTGCTCGGTCGTTGACATTTGATTACGAGGTGGGCGACGACCGTTGTAGTTTAAATCGTCGGAATGCATGACGGATGCCATGTCAGTGTCGTACTGATTTGCAACGTTATCAATTTCAGTTGCCAACCGATCGCGTGTTAATTGCGACGGTACACCAAGTCGTTCGCCTTCAGCTACTGCCGTCTGAAGTTTAGCTATACGTTTTTCACCTTGCGCTTTTCTAGCTTCAGCATCCGCAACACGTTTCTCAATGCCTAGCCGAACTGGATCTTCCGGTGTGCCCATCTCATTCTTGATGTAAGGCACCATCTTCTTGTCAAGCCAGTTATTAATTGTTTCGGCAATGACATTACTAGGGTGCGCAGCTGACTCATTTGGGTTGCCATATTGTTTTATATACGTTACGTCATTTTCTACATCGCCTTTTAGCCAGTTGCCACCTTTAGGCTTGACCACATACATTGGGCCGAGGCCTTGCTTCTCCATTAGCTCAGCGGCCATCTGCGCTACGCTTGGAGCGGCAGCCTTGGCTGCTTTTGCTGTGCCACGAGCAGCTGCGCCTAAGAGCTGCGGACCGGCCAATGG